GTGGCAAAGACTAAAGGAAATAAAGCAGCAATAAAATATGCAAAAAGCTTACAGGAAGGAATATTATTAGAAGGTGGAGCAGCAGGACACATGAATCACCCATTTGATGATAGTGGATTAACATTTGGAGATTTTAAACAAATTATAAAATTAGGGTTATCAGGAAAATTAAACAGAGAAGATGATGTTACAGAAAAATTAGATGGACAGAATTTATTAGTAAGTTGGAAGGATGATAAGTTAATAGCTGCAAGAAATAAAAGTCAATTAAAAGGATTTGGTGCAAATGCATTAGATGTTAATGGAGTTGCATCTAAATTTGCAGGTAGAGGTAATATTAAAAATGCATTTGTTTTCGCAATGAAAGATTTACAGAAAGCAATTAAAGGATTATCAAAGGGGCAGAAGGATAAAGTATTTGGTGAAGGTAAAAGATGGATGAATTTAGAAGTAATGTATCCTGCTTCTGCTAATGTAGTAAACTATGATGGTGCTTATTTAGTATTTCATAATGCTACTGAATATAATGAAGCTGGAATGGCTATAAAAACAGATACTTCTTTAGCTAGAATATTAGAAGGTATGATTAGACAGGTTAACCAACACATTCAGAAGAAATTTACAATATCTAAACCACAATTTTTAAAGGTATCTAAAAGTCAAGATTTTGCTAAAAGACAAAAATATTTTTTATCGAAGTTACAGAAATTACAGAATATTTATAACTTGAAGGATAAAGATACTTTAGGTAAGTATCATGAAACTTATTGGATGGAATATATTCATAATGCATCTAAACAGATGAAGTATAATATACCAAGAAATGTTTTAAATTCATTGACAAAAAGATGGGCATTTTTAGATAAAAGTTTTAGGTTAAATAATAAAGTTATTAAACATGATAAGTTTTTAGATTGGGCTAAATCAACTGATAAAAAAGATATGAAAAGACTACAAAAAGACAATATTAAACCATTTGAAATGTTGTTTTTTGAATTGGGAGCAGAAATTTTAAAGAATGTAAGTGGATTTCTTGCTGCTAATCCAAAACAAACAGTATCTAAAATGAAAAGAGAAGTAGATGTAGCAATTAAACAATTAAGAGCTGCGAAAGATGTTTCTAAATTAGATACATTAAAAAGACAATTAGAAAAGTTTGAGGCTATTGGTGGTTCACAGGCAATAGTTCCATCAGAAGGTATAGTGTTTAAATATAAAAATAAAATGTACAAGTTTACTGGCGCATTTGCTCCAATTAATCAAATACTTGGACTATTAACATTTGGATAAATTATGGCTGGCTATAGTAAAGAAACAGAACGACAAAATGAAGCATTAAAATCTATTTTACGGGATGAGGCTCCTGAAAAAAGAGCTATGGTTGGATATAATAGTGGAAAAGAATTAAAAAAGCATGGTGATAAAATATCTCCACTATCAGAGGTGATGAAAGAAGCAAGAATGCCTTGGTTTTGTCCAGAATGTAAAAAAACAATGAAGATAAAACTTGATGATAAGATGTGGAGATTATACGGACACTGCTTTGATTGTCAAGTAAAAATGGAAACTAAATTAAGAGCTATTGGAAAATATGAAGATTGGGAAAAAAATAAGATAAAAGAAAATAAAAAATCTTATGTTAAAGATATGTTACAAGGATTAGATTCTTGGGAGAATGAATCAATGCCCGAAATTCATAATTCAGTAGGACTTGAAAAAGTTGAACTTGAAAAAGAACAATGGAATTCTAATAAAGAACATGTAAAAAAATTAGCAGAAGATGCTAGAAAATATTTATACGGTTTATTAGAGGAAGTGGATGGTGAAGAAGATGAAAGTACTGCAGATAGATAAACAAGTATTTAGTAGAGTATTAGATTTAATAACTAATTTGAAAGAAATAGCTAGAATATATCACGCGGATAATCATAAAGATTTGAAAGAAGCGTTAGAAGTATATAGTGAAATAGAAGTAGAATTATGTAAAATTTTTAATACCAATGTAGAAGTAGAATGTGATTTTGATGAATTATTAACAAATGTTGGTTTAATTAGACATGGAGAAGCATAATGAAAGGTTTAGCAAAAATAATTGGTATCATTTTAGGTATTTTAGGATTAAGTTCTAAAGCTACAGCAAAGAAAAAAGCTAAAGTTAAAAAGATAGATACTAAAAAGAAAACTATAAAAAAACAAGTTAAGAAAGTTGACAAAGAATTAAAAGCTGTAAAAAAGAAACAAACTAAAGCTAAGAAAAAAGCTCCAAAGAAAGTTACTTCAGCTAGAAAAGCCAAAGCATCTTTAAAAAAGAGAGCTAGTAAAAAATGAGAAAATTTTTATTACTAATATTCTTATCAGTAGGGTTATCTCAAATTACATTTACTGATGAAGAGGTGAAAACCCTTGAGAATCAGTTTTTACAACTAGAGGTTCAAGTGGATTCATTATCTACACAAGATAGTTTAAAAACAATAGAGATAGATTTATTGGAACAAAAAATTAGTTTATTAGAAGAAGATGTAGCTCTTACAGAAAAGAAAGCTAAGTTAGTAAAACCATCTTGGTATGAAAACAAGTGGTTGTATTTTGGCTATGGTGCTGTATTATCGTATGCAGTAACTACACTTATTAATCAGGTTGGAAATATTATATCATAATGAACGATCAAATACATAGAAGTAATCCGTCTTATAAAGAAATAATAAAGAAAGAATATGTAAAATGTGCAGGAGATCCTATATATTTTATGAAAAAGTATTGTGTTATTCAACACCCAATAAAAGGGAAAATACCATTTTCTCTTTATGATTTTCAAGAAAAAACCATAGAAGATGTTATACAACATAGATTTAATATAATATTAAAGGCTCGACAATTAGGTATATCCACAATTACTGCTGGATACTCTTTATGGTTGATGACTTTTCATAATGATAAGAATATCTTGGTTATTGCTACGAAACAAGAAGTTGCTAAAAATTTAGTAACAAAAGTTCGAGTAATGCATGCAAATCTTCCAACTTGGCTAAAAGCAAAATGTGTTGAAGATAATAAGTTATCATTGAGATATAAAAATGGTTCACAAGTAAAAGCAGTATCAAGTGGTGAAGATGCTGGTCGTTCAGAGGCACTATCTTTATTAATACTTGATGAAGCGGCATTTATTGATAGAATAGAACCGATATGGGCAGCGGCATCTCAAACACTATCAACGGGCGGACAATGTTTGGCACTATCTACACCCAATGGTGTTGGTAATTGGTTTCACAGAACTTGGATGGATGCAGAAGATGGTTTGAATGATTTTAATTTTATGAAACTTCATTGGACTGTACATCCTGAGAGAGAACAAGAGTGGAGAGATGATCAAGATAAATTGTTAGGTCCTTCATTAGCAGCACAAGAATGTGATTGTGATTTTATTACTTCTGGACAATCAGTTATTGATGGTATATTATTAGAAGAGCAATTAAATATAAATGTTTGTGAACCAGTAGAAAAGCGTGGAGTGGATTCTAATCTTTGGATATGGAAGCCAGCAAACTATTCAAAAGATTATATAGTATGTGCAGATGTAGCAAGAGGAGATGCAACAGATTATTCAGCATTTCATATTCTTGAAATGGAGACTTTAGAGCAAGTAGCAGAATATAAAGGAGCTATATCTACAAGAGATTTTGGTAATATGTTAGTTAATATAGCTCAAGAATATAATGAAGCATTACTTGTTGTGGAGAATAACAATATTGGTTGGGCAGCAATACAACAGATAATTGATAGAGAGTATCATAATTTATTTTATATGTCAAAAGATTTAAAGTGGGTAGATACACAAAGACAAGTATCAAATAAACTTTATAGGCAAGACAAACAATTAGTTCCTGGATTTACTATGTCAATGAAAACAAGACCATTAGTTATTGCTAAATTAGAAGAATTTTTTAGAGAGAAGCTTGTAAAAGTTAATTCCAGGAGATTAATTGATGAATTATTCGTATTTATATATAATGGACAACGCGCAGAAGCTATGTCTGGATATAACGATGATTTAGTAATTTCATATGGAATTGCACTTTGGATAAGAGAAACTGCTTTAAGGTTAAAAGCAGAAGGTATCGAATTACAGAAAAAATCTTTAAATAGTATAAATTCGGTAAATTCTGCTAATGGCATTTATACTAATAAAACTCCTGAACAAGAAACTTGGGAGTGGGAATTAAAAGGAAAGAAAGAAAGTCTTGATTGGCTTTTATAATTAAGAGGTAAAATATGGCTGATACATCATTATTTAGTAGACTACAACGATTATTTTCTACAAACGTAATTGTAAGAAACGTTGGTGGGAAAAAATTACGAGTAGTTGATACTGACGAAATGCAAGCTACACCCAAATCTAATTTAATTGATAGATATACTAAATTACATAAGGGAATTGGATTAAGTGGTTATAGCGATACGGGAT